CTGGATCGCCCGGACGGGCGCGGCGGCGATATCTGCGCGTTCAACAATCAGTTTTGGGCCATCACGAAGGTCATCGAGTGGTGGCCGCTCTGGTGCAGTTTCGAAGTGACGCGCCAGCTCAACGCGGCGACACTGAGCGCGCTGCTGGCGCAGCTCGCCAACGGAAACCCGGCAGACTGACATGGCGCTGACTGCATTCGGCCCCACTGAAGACCAGGTGTTTTTTGCCATCTGGTCATGGCTGGCGTCGCTCGGCGCGCAGGGCATCGCGCGCGAACGCGTCTTCAAGGGCGATCAGAATTTCACGGCGACGCCCGCCGACATGAATGATGTCGTGACGCCCAACGGTGCGACCTATGCGCTGGTCCGGCCGGGCATCATGCAACGGCAGGACCAGCAGCGGCGCGACTATGACGTGCCGAACCAGCAGGTCATCCTGACTCGCGGCGTGACCTACAGTTACCAGGTGGACTGCTACGGGCCGAACGGCCCGGACTGGGCGAGCATCATTTCGCTCGCCTGGGGGTCGAACATCGCCGTCGAGTGGTTCGCCGGCAATGCGTTCATCGGCCTCTTGCCCGACCCGATGCCTGTCGCTGCGGCCAGCATGGCGCCGCTCTACGCGGACGACCCCGTGCAGCTCAACATCGTCAATGGCGAGATGCAGTACGAACAGCGCTACATGGTGCGCCTGTACGTCCAGGTCACGCAGAGCCTCGGCATCGCGCAGGACACAGCCCTGCTGCCCACGACACCTGACACGTGGCCGGTGACGATCCACCCGCCCGTCAACTACACCTGAGCGCGGCAGGCGCTGCACGCCGTTGTAGGCGCCCGGCGAGGGTGATAGACTGGATCAATTGCTAGCCTCGCGACCGTAGCCGGAGCATCGAACGATGACCATCCCAATCAGTCAAGTTGTCCAGGTGCTACCGGGCGTCATCACGGCGGGCGGCACCCCCTCCCGGCTGTCTGGCCTCGTCATGTCACAGGACACATCCCTGGCCCCCGGCCAGGCGCCGCGCCAGTTCTTCACGGCGGCGGATGTCTCGACGTGGTTCGGACCGAACGCGCCCGAAACGACCATCGCAAACAACTACTTTCCGGGCACGGTCAACGCGGGTCAGCTCCCCTATGTGCTCAAGTTCGCCGGCTACGCGTTGGCCGCCGCACCGGCCGGCAGCTACGGCGCTTCGCTCAGCGGCCTGACGCTGGCAGGTCTGCAAGCTCTGTCCGGCACGCTGGTTTTCACCATCAACGGCACGCAGTACACCTCGGGCAACATCAATCTCGCGAGCGCGACCAGTTTCGGCAACGCTGCGACGCTCATGCAGGCTGCATTCTTGCCGGCCAGCCCATTGGCGAACGGTGCTCTTAGCCAGACCGCGACAGGGCTGCTTGCCGCGACGACCTACTATGTCAAATCCACCTGGGTTTCGGCACTGGGTGAGTCCATCGCTAGCGCTGAGACGTCGTTTGCGACCAGTGTCTCCAATGTGCTGAATGTCGCGTCACCCGGCAGCGCACCGGCTGGCGCAACAGGGTGGAACGTCTATGTTTCCCGCACCTCGGGCGGCGAGACACTGCAAAATGGCGCGCCGATTGCTGTCGGTACGGCGTGGACCGAACCCGCCTCCGGGCTGTATCAGGGTGGAACAGGCATGCCTGTGCAGCTCTCTACAAACGGCACCTTGTCTCAAGTCGCAGGCGGTTCGCTCGCGGGTGCGACGTACTACGTCAAATCCTCGTTCGTGAACGCTCAGGGCGAATCGCTCCAGACACCGGAGACATCGCTGGCGGTCTCGGCAAACAATGTGCTTGTCGTGGGGACGCCTAGCACACCGCCTGCCGGCGCTACTGGGTGGAACGTGTTCGTCTGGACCTCTGCGGGCGGCGAAGTCAAACAGAACGCGGCACCCATCGCTATCGGCACGAGTTGGACCATGCCTACGTCCGGGCTCATCGGCACCGTCGGTATCACCCCGCCGACTGACGGGGCCGCGACACAAGTGTCGGTCGCAGGCTCGCCTGGCGGCAACTTCTTCTTGCGCGCCACTTGGGTGACTGCGACGGGTGAATCGTTTGCCTCAGCCGGCGCTTCTGTTGTGTGCGCAGGCGGTCAAGGTCCGAGCTACGCAAGCCCTGCGAGCCCGCCGGCCGGCGCCATCGGTTGGAACGCCTACGTCTTCTCGACAACTGGTGTTGGCGGTGGCGGCTACAAGCAAAACGCTACGCCCATCGCCATCGGCACGCCCTGGGTGCTGCCGACGACGGGCCTGCTGATCGGGCCGACCGGGCCGGCAGCGCCGACCCCTGCAACTGCGCAGCCGTTCAATATTGCATACGACGCAACACGCAATCGCTATACGCTGCTCACATTGACAGGCGGGCCGACGCAGACCAGCACTGACATCGGCGGCACGCTGGCACCCGGCGTGCGTCTCGCCAGTTCGGCCGGCGCGTACATCGCAACGGTTGGCGTCGCAGCCGACACGCCCGCCAGCGCGATGAGCCGCGTCGTCACGCTGGACACCAATTGGGGTGTTTTCTCCACGGCCTACGCGGCGTCGCTGAACGACCGGCTCGCCTATGCCTCGTGGAACAGCGGCCAAGCCTACCAGTACGTGTACCTCGGCTGGGATACCGACGCGGCCTCGACGTCGGCCAACAACGCCGCGTCGTTCGGCGCGCAGGCGTTCGCGGCGCCCTACCAGGGCACGTGGCCGGTGTACGGCACGCAGGCATTGGCCGGCGCGCTCATGGGCTACGTCGCGGGCGTCAACTTCAGCGTGCCGAACGGTCGCACGACGGCCGCTTTCCGGCAGTTCAATTCGGCGCCGGCCGCGACCGTCACCGACCTGGCGACCGCCAACGCGCTGCTATCGAATCAGTACACGTACCTGGGCGCCTACGCGAACCAGGCCAACGCGTACACGGTCAGCTACGCCGGCTCGATCAGCGGGGCATTCCTCTGGGTCGACACGTACATCGATCAGGTCTACTTGAACCGCGAGCTTCAGCGCGCGCTGTGGGAAGGACTGCTCGCCTACAACTCGATTCCATACAACCAGGACGGGTACAGCGCGATCTACAACAACGCGTTGCCGGTCATCGACAACGCTGTGACGGCCGGCATCATCCGCTCGGGCGTCACGCTGTCGCAATCGCAAATCCAGCAGGTCAACGCGCAGGCTGGCCGCGATGTCGCGAACGTGCTGCAAACGCGCGGCTGGTACCTGCTGATCGCCGACCCGGGCAACCCATCGCAGGCTCGCCAGCAACGCACGACGCCGACCGCGTATCTGTGGTACGTCGATGGGGGCTCAATTCAAGCGATCACGATTCGCTCGATTGCGGTCATCTGACATGAAGTGCTGCCGTCGTTGCGAACTGGTCAAATCACGCGATCTCTTCACGCGGCGGGCAGCCGCGCGCGACGGTCTGCAAACGTATTGCAAAGCGTGCTACGCAGAACTGGCCGATGCGCGCCGCAAAGCCGATCCTGTGCACGCAGCAGACATCGCGCGCAAGTCGCTGGTCAAACAGCGCGACGTCATCAACGAACGCAAACGCGCACGCCGCAAAGCAAATCCCGAAGCAACCAAGGCGCAGCGCAGAGCTGACTACATCAAGCGGCGTGAAGCCGAGCTGTCAGTGGCGCGTATCTGGAAAGACGCAAACCGAGAGCACATGCGCAAACAACAGGCTGCCAAGTACTGGGCGAATCCTGAAGCAGCGCGCGCTAAGCAGAACGCGTACTTGCGCGCCAATGCGGACAAAGCGCGAGCTTGGCGCATGGGTCGAATCGCGCGCCAAGCAGCGGCTACGCCCGCTTGGGCAGATTTGGCGGACATTCGGGCGTATTACACGCTGGCCAAAATCTACGAGAACGCGCTGAACGAGCCGTTCGAAGTTGACCACATCGTGCCGCTGCGCGGTGCCGTGCGACGTCAACACATCGTCAGTGGTCTGCATGTCGGGCACAATTTGCAAGTGTTGCCGAAAGCAGCCAATCGTCAGAAACTGAACACGCATTGGCCCGACATGCCGGGTTCGATCATCTAAGGAGCTAACAACATGGCAGGTTCGTTGACGGTGGCCAATTCGGCCCTGCTGCTCTCCGTCGAGGCGCTCTACCCGGCCGCGCAGCGGCTCCAGGGCTACTCGGCAGACGACGCCTATGACCCCGATGCCGTCGAGAACGGCGAGTATGCGATGGGCATCGACGGCAAGTTGTCGGCGGGCTTCGTGTTCAACCCGATCCCGTTTTCGATCACGCTCCAGGCCGACTCGCCCAGCCTGACGCTGTTCGAAAACGTCTACCAATACGAGCAGTCGAACCGCACGAAGCTGGCGTCGAACCTGACGGTGACGATTCCCGCGCTGAGTCGCCGTTACGAGCTGAAGAACGGCTACATGCGCTCCTACAAGGCCCCGGCTGGCAAGAAGATTCTCCAGCCCGCAGCCATCACGCTCGTGTTCGAACGGCTGCAAATCTCGCCGCTCTGACCGTGGCTGACATCCGCGCCGCTGGCGTTCTCTTCGTCGCTGGCGGGCGCGTGCTGCTGCTCAAGCGAGCAGCAACGGACAAGGATCATCCGAACACCTGGGGGCTGCCAGGCGGGCACATCGAGGAAGACGAGAACGCAGCAGCCGCAGCAACGCGCGAGGTGCGCGAAGAGACTGGCTTCAGTTACACCGGCCCGAAGCGCAGGCTCTGGACGTCCGACGACGGCTTCGTGGTCTTTGGCGCATCGCTTGACAAGCCCTTTCGGCCGGCGCTGAATGCTGAACACACGGCGGCGCGCTGGGCGCCCTTCGACGACCTGCCGACACCGTTGCATCCTGCACTCGCAAAGGAGCTAGCCGCCATGCCCAAGATCGCGCAAGACAAGCTCATCGAGGGCAGCAGCAACGCGGCGCGCTCGAAGAACATCGCCACCGAGATTCAGGCCGGCAAAGACCCGAAGCAAGCGGCGGCGATTGCATACAGCGTGCAGCGCAAGGCTAGCGACGGCGCCTCTCGACATCCGGCGCTGGATGCTTTGCATCGAATCGCGGCGGACTGTCTGCGCCGCTGAGCCCGTAGATCGCGATAAACGCGTCCAGCTCCCGAATGCGCGCATCGAGGCGCGCTATCTCGTCGCTGGCGGCGCGTTGCAGCGCCAGCGACGGGCTTTGAACGAGCAGCGCCTCCCGGAGCTGCATGATGTCAGGCCAGAGCGCCGGTCATGATCGCGACATGCATCGCGCGCTGCTCATCCGTGAACGCGAGCACGTTCGTTGCGCCGACGGCCTTCACGGTGTCGTTGTAGGCGCCCAGGCCCTTGGCCGCGATGAACGACTTGCAGTGCTCAAGGTGTGCCTTTTGCGTCACCACATCGGACACGGGCTCGACGGCCGGCGTCTGCGCGGGCGCCGTGGTCACAGACCCGTCAGCATTGCGCGTCTCGACCATGGCCGCAGGAGGCGCAGGGACGGCCGCCACGGCTGCGAACGGGTTCGCCGAAGGCGGCATGCCTTCGGCCGTCGTCGGCATCGCCACGGGCTCGCTAGGCGTGCTGGTGGTGGCCTCAGCGATGCGAGCGGCTTCCATCTCGGCTTTGGTGCGGCGCTTGCGCTTGGTCGGTTCGGCGGACTGTTCGCCGTCGCCGGTCTGCGGCCACAGGTTGATGTGGTTGTTGCCGTCATCGTCATCGTCAACCGTGTCGGCCAGCGCGTCGGCGAGCTGTTCGGCCTGCTTGACGCTGACATTGACGGCTGCGCCGAGGACGGGCGCCTCGGTGAATTGTGCGCCTTGTGCGACGCTGATCCATTCGAGGAACTCAGTCAGCTCGTCCAGGGAGTTAAAGGTGAATTGCATGGTCGTTTGTCAGTGGTGGTGAGAAATTAAAGAAATCGCCGCGCCCGCGCTAGAAGCGGTCAGACGGCTGCGGCGGCGCGGCGCTGCCGGTCTTGCAGCTTGACGCGCTGAATCACGAGACGTTGCCGGCAGGCGGCCTCATCAACGCCCACGGCGTAGATGAGCTGCGCGACGCGAGCGTTCGCGAGCGCATTGGAGTTGCGCACCGTGTAGATGTACCGGCGATTGCAGCCCAGCACCTCGGCGGCGCGGTCGATACCGAGCGCATCGGTCAGGTCCGTGATGGTGAACAGCGCGAGTGGCAGCGTCAGGTAATCGGCGGGCTTCAGGGCTTCGGCGGCTTGGGTCATGGTGTAGGTCCCGAACGGATATGCAGTGCAGTATAGGGATAGTGTCGGCGCTTGTCAAAACGCCGTCAATCCTTTTTCCAACAGTGGTTCACCCACCCCGCAGCGGCGATAGGCAGGCCCGGCGCCCACTTCGGTGCGATGTGCATCCGCTGGACGAGTTGCTCCTTGCGAAGCTGCGCGCGCTCGATGGGGACTTCGAGAATCACTTCGTCATACACGTGGTGAACGATGTTCTCGACCGGTGCGACATCGACCATGACCTCCCAAAAGCTGTCGCGCGCCAAGCCCTGGGTTTGGTTGTTACTGAGAATCTTGCGGTCCAGCGTCTCGACGTAGCCCTCGGGCTTGTCGTAGATCGCAATCGGCACGTTTGCGCCAGGCTCAAGGTGCAGGCGGGCGTTGTGGTAGCTGATCGTCCGCCCGGATGGCAAGATCATGCGCAAGGCGCGGTCGTCGCGTAGGAAGGTCGTCACGGTACAGAAACCGCGCCCGGTCGGCAGCTCGACCGGCTTGCCGGGCTGGTCCAGCGCCACCAGCACCGCGTATTCGAGCGCGGACCACCAGCGTTCAAAGGCCGGCCGGCGCGTGCGGTAGCTTTCGACGATGATCTCCTGCTTCTCGCGCGGGATGTGCAGGCCGTAGGTCTCGGCCATGTTGTCCAGCGCGCCCACGCCGCCGCCGAAACCGAGCGATAGCCGGACCACCTTGCCCTCCTGGCGCTGGTCCTTGCTGACGTCCTTGACCTCGATGCCGTAGATCGCGGCGGCCTCGACTTTGTAGCCGTCAATGCCTTGCTCGATTTCCTGGAGCATCGCCTCGTCGTTCGCCAGCCAGGGCGCCATGCGGGCCTCGATGCCGGTCTGATCGGCGCCCACGAGGATGCAATCGGGCTCTGTGGCGCATACAAGCGCACGCTGGGCATCGGCCATCGCGGCGAGCGCGGGACCTACTTTGTCGGACGACAGATAGGCCATGTCACGGCGCTTGACTGCCGCCAGGTAGTCCTCGCAGTCCTCGGGCTTGCGCCCAGGCCGAGGGCGCGCGAAGTTGAGCGATTGCAGGCCGCCCGCGCCCGAAGCGGTCGAGCGGCCTGAGAGCGCGCCATACCATTTTGTCGAGTGGTGGACGCGGCCGCCGACATGCGCGCGCAGGATGGCCGATTGTTTCTTTGGCGTGCGCGACGCGTCCAGACGAAGTTGCAATAGGGCTTTCAGCTCGGGTGCCAGCCCTTCGCTTTCGCTCAGCGTCTTGAGCGCTTCGCGGCCGGCGTCGTCCAGCTCCTGCCCGAATGAGCCGGCGTGCGCCTTGAGCTTGCCGATTTCGTTGACGCTGAGCACGGCGCCAGCGGTCGCGACAGCCATCTGGTAATCGAGCTGCACTTCAGCGAGTGCCTTCAGCTCTTCCATCGCGATAGCCGCCTCAAGATCAACGCCGAAGCCTCGCTCATTGATTTGCATGTCTAGCTCGAAGAACGCCTGTTCGCGCGCCGGCAGGGGCTGCGTAGCGTTCCATAAGCCAATCATTGCGTCCGTGTCAGTCAGCGCGTATTTGTAGACGCGCGCGAACAGCTCGGGATGCGTCAGTTCACTGCGCTCGGGGTGCGGTGCGATTTGCATCATCACCTTGCCGCCCTCGGTGTCCTTCTGTACGGGCAGCCCCAGCACCTCGCAAGCATCAGCCAGTCCGCCGGGCAGTCCGTTGTAGCGGGCGCGCGCTGCGCTGCACCGCGTCTGTGCAATCGTCCACTCGGGCAACTCGGGCCGGTCACGGCGCAGGATGCGATTCCAGATTGACCAATCGAATGGCGCGTTATGCGCGACCAGTGGGCGGCGGCTCTCGATGTGCCGGATGATGTGTGCCGACATGGGCTCGCGCTCGGTCCACAAGTCCGTCGCGGCCATTCCTGGCAAGCGAAACGTGAAGCAGTAAGCGCGCGTCGTCGGGTCCGCGAGATAGCGCCCTAAGCCGTGCAACTTCAGGTCCGTCTTGCTTGTTGTCTCGAAATCCAGGAAGAGTTCGCTGTTCATGTCAATAGGCCGGGTCATAGCGGAACGACTCAAGTTTGTCGTCGCGGACCCAGCGGATTTCCGTTAAGAAGACCTTGCCATCTTGATACTTTGTCAAGGTAATGTCAAGGGGTTGTGGGATCAATTCACGCTGCAACAATACGCGATAGGCTTCGCCGGGCACTTTGCGCCCCGTGGCGCGCTCCCAAAACTTGCGGGCCTGGGCGAACCACTTATTGTCGGCCGTCGTGCGGTCGAAATCCAGGCGCAGGCCGTACTCGCCGAACTCGGTCGCGAAGGTGAAGTTCAGCAGGCTGTTGCCCTGGGGCTGCGTGGACATGCCAAGCACGGGCAGCGTGCGCGCGTCGTGGCTCTGCTCGTCGGTCAGCAGCACATCATCTTCGTCGTGGATTTCGTAGCTATCGCTCTCGCTCAGCGGGCCTCTGTCGGCCGCTGCGCGCTTCTGCTTGAGCGACAGAAAGCCCTGACGCGGCCGGCCGCATTGGCGGCACGTCATGTGCTCGGCGTCGTTCAGATAGCCGCACGCCGGGGGCTTCTTGTCGCCGCCTTCCATGAGGCCCAGGTACACGCGTAGATCGTTTTCTTCGGCTTCGCTGTGCACAGGAAAGCGAATAGCCGAGCGCTCGCGCAAAGCTGGTTCCTTGCCGGCGACAGCGGGGCGCCTGACGACATCATCAGTGCATTCCCACAAACCGACGCGCGAATCGCCTGCGCCAATCTCGGCATTGATCGCGCCGTGCCGTGAGAAGTTCGCGCCCGCGTCGAGCACAAGGCAATTCTCTTTGCCCGGGTAGGGACGCATGCCACGTCCGACAATCTGCCGCCACAGCACGAGCGAGCGCGTCGGCCGCAGGCTCACGAGACAATCGACGAATTTGGCGTTGAAGCCCGTTGTCAGCATTGCCACGCTGACGATGTGGCGTGTCTCTTTGCGCAGGTACTCATCAATGCCGGTGACGCGCTCGCTCTTTTCGAGCTGGCCGTGAATGACGGTCGTTGTCTCGCCGGCCTCGATGAGCGCGCGCTCGATCATGTGCGCGTGCTCGATGCTGACTGCGAACCACATCCAGTGTTTGCGGTCGGGCGCGTGCGCCAGCGCGACCTCGACGGCCTCGCGCGTGACGGCCATCGCGCGCTTCGCGAGTTCCTCTTCGTCGAAGTCGCCGCCTTTGGTCTTCACGCCCTCCAGGTCAATTTGTGGAAAGCGCAGGGCCGGCGCAACGATGGGCGAGAGGTAGCCCTCGCGCACGAGCCGATTGAAGTTGCGCCCGCTGGTCAGGTCATACACGCGCGCGTCGAACAGGCCGCATTGCGTGAGTGGGACGACCTTCAACCCCTGCATGCGATAGTCGGTCGCCGTGAATCCGACGAATCGCACTAACGGATTGACTGATCGCAGCCCTTCGACGATGGCCTTTCCGGTTTTGGTCTGCACGTCGAATGTGTGCGCCTCGTCCACGAGAACGAAATCGATGCGCCCGAATCGCACGGCCTGGCGCGCGACAGATTGCGGCGTGCCGATGATGAATTGCGAGAGCTTGTCTCGCATGTTCAGGCCCGCGCAGTAGACGCCCAGGCGAGATGCGAGGCCGGGCGGTAGATAGCCGAGCGCCTCTTCGACGTTCTGTTTGACTAACTCCATGCTGGGCGCCAGGCAGAGCACGCGAGCGCCTGGCCAGCGTTGTTCGATGCCGCAGAGCAGCATGGCATTTAGCAGCGCCTTGCCGCCACCGGTTGCAATGGACGCTACGGGGTTGACGTTTGCAGCGGTCGTCAGCGCTTGCAGAATGGCGTCGCACGCCTCCTGCTGATACCAGCGCGGGATCAGCTTTGTCATGGTGAGCTAAAAAGATTGTCTAGTTATTCTAGCACGAATCTACTGCGAAAGTCAACATCACCCGGCAATCGCCACTCCCTGTTCGCGCGTTGTTCGCAATACAGCGACCCGCGCCGATGCGGGAACCAGTAGCCACCGCAATTGCAGCCATCGCCGCCCTGGTAGGGACTCGTCTTGCGCTGTTGCATCCAGCGATCAATGCACAGTGTGTCGCGCTTGCCGCAGCCGCGACAGACGCGCGGGCGAATGAACAGGTCTGGCGGGCGTGGTAGTACCTGCCGCGTGTCGCACTTGCGGCAGCGGCAGTGATATCGGCTCATGTGCAGGCTTCAAGGGTGGGAAAGTTAGGCCGTCTCGTAGAGCTCGCAGCTCTCGGAGCAGCCGCCGTCTTGCGTGGGCGGCCGGTAGCTCGGGTCGGCCTCGGCGAACTCGCGCACCAGATCCGGCGCGCTGCGGTAGCCGCGATACATGCGACGCGGCCCGGGGACGTTGTTGGGGCCAACGCCGCTATAGAGCCGGTCCAGCTTCACGGGGAATTCGAAGTTCGCCGGGTTCTCGCGGTAGAGCGTCAGCAGCTTGCGGTCGGACTTCTTGAAGCAGCCGACGCAATTGCCCTGGTGCTCCGGGATACGCAAGTCCCACTCGAAATCCTCGAAGAACGCCAGCACCTCGTCCTTCGCGGTCGGGATCAGGCTCACCAGCGGGTAGATGAAGCGCTCGCGCTCGGCCGTTTTGGGGTTCACGCGGCGCGTCTCGTCGGCCCGGATGCCGATGGCCGTGGTCGTGCGCCCCCAGCCGATGCTGTTGAAGTAGCTGTTGATTGGGTTCTTTTTCAGTTCACGGGTGCAATGACCGAAGGTGCCATTGGGCAGACCGTACTTCGCAACGACGGCCTCGAAGGGCTCGCCATTGCGGCTGGCCGTCTCGTAGCTCACGATGCGGTGCGTACTGGACTTGCGGCCGGGGTGTACGGCAGCCTCCACCCACATCAGATCCAGGCCGTAACGCCGGTCCACCTCGTGGGCAAACCGCAGGGTGTCCTCGTGCTCCCAGCCGGTGTTGGCGAAGACGAACCGCATGTCGTACACGTCGGCCATGTTCTCCTTCAGCCAGATGGACATGAAGGCAGAGGTCCGGCCGCCGGAGAACGAAACGCGAAGACGGGGTTTCTCGGTCATGTGCGAGTTCGGGGGGTGGGAAAGTCAGTCGGCGGCGTCTTCGATGCGCTCGCTGGTGCGCCAGTAGTGCACGGCGCTGCGAAACAGCTCGCGCTGGTTCTGCCACCAGAAGAGGGCCACGCCGAGCAGCATCAGTCCCAGGTTCATGGTGACCATCAGCGGGAGGGTGATGGCGATGACCGCACGGCGACGCCAGTTCGACTGGATGCGATATAGGTGGAAGCGGCGCTTCACGAGTGGCTTGGTCATGGTGTGCACAGTCGAAGGGTTGGGTTAGGGGATCTTGGCGAGCACGTCGCGGGCGTTGGCAATGGCGCCTTCAACGGCAGCCGCGCGCTTCTCGACGGCCTCGTCCATTTTCTTGCCGAACTTGCCGGCGAGGCTGAAGGGCTCGTCGTGCAGCGCAACCAGTCGCTGCAGCGCGCCCTCGGCGGCCTGGGCGCGTTGCGACCAATGGCGGATCAGCGCGCAGACGCGATCCCACTGGGTCTGGTCCTTCGGCTCGGTCGGCAGGGCCTCAAGCTCGGCGCGCAGCTCACGAACGACCTGGATGCACTCGTCCTTCGTGAGGTTGTACGGGTTGGAGTTCAGGCGCTGGATGGCCTGCGTGAGTGACTTGGCGTAGATAGTCATGGTCGAGGCTTGTGGATGGGACTACTGGACCGGAACCAGCCGGGCCGGCTTCTTCGGCATGGTTTGCAGGACGAACACCGCAGTGCCGAACAGGCGGTCGTATGCCTTCTCCGCGCCCTCGGCGTTTGCCATCAAGACGCCGGCCACGCTGGCCAGCTTCATGAGGTAGTTGCCGACCTGATCGGGAGTGGCGATGTGGCAGGCGTGCAGGTAGTCGGCGACGGCTTTCTTCGCCAGCGCTTCGGCTTCGGCAGGTGTCGCTGGCTTGCTCATGCCCACCTCCGGCGCAGTTGCGGCTGCGGCTCATGGAACGGCTCGCCGGCCATCGCGGCGCGGCGCTGCTGGTCGAACCATGCGCGGCAGGCGATCAAGTAGGCGGAAACGTTGGTGTAGTACATGGGAAGTTCCAATAGCGAAGCTAGGCGGCAAGGCCGCGCCACGGGGCGTCCTGGATGTCGGACTCGAAGAAGCCATCACGCAGCCACTTCCCATCGTGAAAGGTGCTGACGGCCTCGCCTTCATCGAACTCGCGCAGGTACTCGCCGTTCTTGGCGGGCTTCGTTGCCCCGTCCTGCCAGGGCGACAGGTCAACGTCGCTGCGGATGGTGCGAGTTGGGAGCGGTAGAACGTTCATGTTCAGTTCCAATCCATAGGAATCAGGCGCGAGGATCGGTCGCGGCTTGGCCTTCGAGTTGGTTAATCTGCTTCTTCAGGTCGTCGATTTGCGCGAGTCGGTCGCGTTCCTTCTCCGCAGCGTCCGCTTCCGACTTCCAGCGCCGCATCAGCTCGATTTGCTTCTCGTTCGGAAGCAGCAGTTGAACAGCAGCGACGGTGACGCGCGACTCGCGTTGGTGCTCGCTGGATTCGATGCGACAGCCGCTGGAGTTGTCGGCGCCCCAGCTCTCATTGAACGAGTCGTGGTCGGGCGCCAGGTATTCAGTGACTTGCCATGTCGTGCGTTCGGTCCAAACTAGTGCGAACTCAATGCGAGGGGTTTCGGGAGTCCCCTGGACGCCTACCGGCACGACAACAAACGGCTCGCTCGGAATCTCTGCGCCGACACCGTTGGCGTATTTCCTGAAGTTCAGGAAGAAATTGGCGGCCATCGCCTGAAGGTCTTTGGCGGCGTTCGCAGCGCCGACAAGGCTTCCAATGGTTTGTAGACTCATACTTGTCGCTCAAGGGTTGAAAAGGGCGATGCGCAGGGTTTTGCTGCCGTCAGCATGCACGAGCGTGAAGCCGTATCGCACACCGTAACGAGCGCAACGAGGACAGAGCATGTCGAACCTGAACGCGAGAGCTGTCGATTCATTAATCAGGTAACCGCACTCTGGGCATTCACGGCGCGCAACCGGGGTGACTTGATGGCGACACTTCTGAAGTTGGCTCATGGCGTCGACTTCGGCAGCAGGTCGCGCGTCTGCGGGTGGTTCGCGAACACTTCGCGCAGCACGGCCGGCGAGTAGGCGCGCTCGGTCGGCCAACTCCTGCCGTGGACGGGCTTGTCGATCCAGCCTTCTTTGCGGATGCGGCAGACCATCGAGCAGTCCTTGCCGAGCTGCCGCAGCAGCGGCAGGCGGGCGTCATAGGCCATCACGGTAACCGGCACGAGAAACAGCAGCGCTTCCTCGACGGTCAGGTGTTGGCTGGCATCCGTGACGGGCGCCGGGCTTTCATTGATGAGAGTCACGCGTTTCTCCTTGTGCTTGGGTGGTGTTGGTGGCTTGCGAGGCTTGCGAGGCTTGCGAGGCTTGCCACTGGTACGGATTCGGACCTTCACTCGCGCCTCAATGTTGAATGACGGTAAAGGGATTCACTGTGGGAAGTGTAGCGCCGTTACTGCTGTTGTCAAGGAAATTGTCAGGTGCGTCGTAAACGCGCATGCCCTGGCTATCGTTGCTCTTGACCCACCCCCGGGTGACGAGCCATTGCGCGATCTTCTGCGCCGAGAACTGCCGGCCGACGCCGTGCGCGTCCAGGGCAGCGCGGACTGCGGCCGAACTGACGCGGGGCTTGTCGCTGTCGGTGACCTTCAGCAATTGCGTGCGCAGGATAGGCGGCAGCAGGTCGTCCAGGTCATTGATGGGCGTTCCGACGCCTGCCGCCATGTCGGTTGCGTTGAACGCCAGAACAGCGTTTGGCGCGGTGCGCACCAGGCCGTAATATGCGCGCTCATCGTCCGCAAAACGCTTCTTGGCTTCGGCCAGGATTTGCGGCAGTTCGACAGCCCAGTTGGTATCAATCTCCGCCGTGACGAACACTGGCATGAAACGCTTGTTACCCGTCTCGTCGCGATTGAGTTCGTGCTTGTTGGCCGTGCCGATCAGCACGAAACGGCGCGGATGGTCATCTTCGTCAAGGCCGTAGGGCTTGCGATAGGCATCGGTCGTGTCGGTGATCCACTGCTTGATGTCCTCATTCTCGCGACGCCCTAGGCCCGCCATTTCGGACAGCTCGGCCACGAGCGAGCGAGCGGCGCGCATGCTCATCTTGCGTTCGTCATGATCGAATTTGAGCGATGAGGGCTTCGGTGCACCGAGCACGCGCGCGATGGTTTCGACGAAGTAACTCTTGCCGAAATGCGGCGAACCGATCAGCACCGGCACCACGGGGCACGGCGCATTTGGATCGAACTGTTTGCGCACGATGGCCGCGAACACGAGCTGGCCCGTCAGCATGAGTGCTTCGCTGGGCGGCGCATTGCAGACGTCCACGAACACTGAATCCAGGCGCGGTCGGCCGTCCCATGGCGGAAGGGCCATCATCGCGT